TGCAGCTTCCTTGGATCGTTGGTTGGCATCGAAGAGAGAAAACGCGACGACCCAGAGCGCGTTCCAGAGGAAGAAAATCGCCAAGCCCAGCGACCCAAGGTGATACGCAGCGACGAACGTCTGAGCCGCGTAGCAGAATGCGATCGCAGCGAAGCCGAAGTGGCGGTAGCGGCGGCCGGAGTCCCACCGAAAGCTCAGCGAGAAGAGGTCGTTGATCGCGATCTCGGCGATTCCAACGAGGCCACAAAGCCCCATGAGGCCGGTCAGCACGAAGCCGTCCGTGGATCGCGCGAGCAGCGCATACATCGATCGTTCTTCGAACAGCGCGAGATAGCACACCAGGACAGCTTGGCTGCTCACGAACAGGCGAAACAGGCTGCCGGAGAGCATGAGGCGAGGGCGTGTGTTCATCACATTTCCTGTGTGCGGTTGTTAGCCTGGACTCCGTCGCAGCATCGCGACGATCGCGTTACCTAGATTGCCCATTACCTTGAGTAGCGCATCGAGACGGTTGATCGTCGCAAGCTCCTGCTTGTACGACGCCTCTTGCGCCTTCTTCCAGTCCTCGAAGGCCTTGCTCTTGAACACGGTGCCGAGATCCGAGTACCGCGTACGCAGCGCTTCATTGGGACTCAGGCCAAATTTTAGGAACAGCGTGGACACCTGCTCGTTATGCTTTTCCAGCGAGTCCACGCGCCAGTTCGCCGACGCAGGCAAGTACGAGAAATCGCGCCGAAGGAACGATCCCTTCGGCCTCCTTCGGCTGCACGATCACACCTTCTTCGTCGACCCAGATGCGGAAGAATTGCGGGGCCTCGTAGTGCGCGACCCTGAACGCGGCGAAGAGCTCGTCGAAGCTCGACGATGAGACGTTGCGGAACTCCGTCATGCGCGACTTCAGCCATTCGCCGTACGCGCTTGGGTCAAGTGCAGCATCCGGCGGGTCCGGCCGCTGCGCGTGCAGCAGCTGCGCCGCCATGATCGCGAGCGTCCAGTGCGCGCGCCGCGGGAGCGCCGCGTCGAGCTGAAGCGATTCGATTACCTCGGCGGCCGCGCCGGTCAGAGCGCCTAGCCGCCACTCGTCCTGGCTCGTCCGGAAGGTGTAGGGGAGGGCGTAGTCGCGCTCGTACATGAGGTAGTCGGAGAGCTTGGAAGACTCCGTCACTGCGTAGTCCGGCCCGTCATCCCGCGTCGAGATGCAGTAGTGCGCGAGCGCGAGGTATCGCTCCTGAACGGTCCAGGCGCGCGGATCCGCAACATGATTCTCGGTCGGGGCGGATGCCTCGACAGCACGCCGCAGGAACTCGGTGAGCGCCTTCTCGTGGCTGGTCGTGGGTAGCTGGCAGAGCGCGATCTCGTCGCCGATCGTCAGTTCTTGAACGCGGACGTCGAGCCGCTTCGTGCGGAGGGGAGGGAAGACGATCATCGTTATCGGTAGAGGGCCTTGACGTTGTTCCGGTCGAACGCGGTGAGAGACGAGAGCGTTATCTGGATGCTGGTCGAGATCTGATAGCCCTGGATGTTGCGGGGCGTAGTGATCGGTTCCGAGATGTTCTCAATCACCATCGGAAGCATGGTCGTGTCGCCGTACTCGAAACCGATCAGCCGTGGCGCAAGCGAAGGAAAGACAGTCTGTACGTCAATGCCCTTTCCGAAATCACGAATGGCACCGGCCAATAAGCCTTCGTTCGCTAGGAATTGAGGAAGCCCCCATTCCAACAGCTTTGCGATCGGCTTGCGAACCTCCGATTCAGGGTCGACCAGAGCACGGAAGTGCAGGGTCATCGAAACCTTGACCGGTTGCATCCCAAGGAATACTTGGGTGGAATTGAGCTTCGTGATGCCAGTTCGCCCCTCGGCGGACTGTAGCGTAGCCGCTAGACGGGCGAGCTCGCCATCGTCACCGGAGTCTTGGTCGTTGGAAAACCTGCCCTTGATCGCACGAACGATCTGATCGGCAGTGCCGGATTGAAGCATTGACGAGAGGGTAGGGAACAGCGACCCGCTTCCGCTGTTCTCGAATGGGCTATGCCAACCAAACGTGTACTCGCGATTTGCGTCGGAGATCGGCGCTTGGACCTCGAAATCCCCGTCTTCGTCTCTGTCTCTGGAGTACGTAGCGCTGGCGGCTTTCGCTTGGCCTCCCGCGCCGCTGTCCCATGCCTGCTTGTCGGTCGAATCACGCTTGACGGGATAAAAGCGCGCGATCAAGTGCGGGGACAGGCCGGTCCAGATTGAACTGAGAACGCGGCCTGTCCCCGTGTCGCGGCGGCTGTCTTGAACCGCCATCGGCTTACAGGTTCATCTGCCGGCGGATGCGCATCGACTTCATGCGTTGCATCTTCGCCTTGGCAGTGTGGGAGCGGCGCTGCATCTTGCGCACAGCGATCTTCTGCTTCGCGGTGAGCCGAACGCGACCGGACACGCGCTTGCGCATTCGCATGCGCTTGCCCTTGCGGATGACTACCTTCTTTTTGTAGACCGCATCGAGCACGACGTTGCCAGCATCGTCGAATACGGATTGTTCAGCCTCGTCGTCGAAGGCGAACGAGTCGATGTCTGCCAGCGCCTCGTCGTCGTCGGACGGCAGCGTTTCGGCGAGCAGGTCGCGCACCCGATCCGCGGCGGCCGCGTCAAAGTCGTTCAGCAGCGCATCGCAGTCATCTTCTGGAACGCCCTTGGCCACGAGATAGTCGGCTGCGGCGTCGAGGACTTCGTTCGCTGCCTCGGCTTGTTCGTCGGTGATGTCGCCGTCGATGTCCGCGTCGATCTCGCCCAGGACGAGCGCAAACAGGCGGTCGGCCATCGTCTCGTCTTCGTCAAGATCGTCGGCCGGTGTCGCCACCCACGCTTGGATGATCGAGGCGGCCATCATCCGTGTGCGCTGTCCCTCAAACACTGCTGCAGCGCTGTCAGTCTCCGGCGCGTCGCCAACAGCGTCCAGGATCGGCGTGAGGGTCTTCCGGGGCTCCGGCGGCGGCGTCATAAGCGACCGTAGTGCATCGGCGGCCGGGTAGTGTTTCAACATGGTGGTTCTCCTGGAGGTGCCGCCGTTACCGGCTGATGGTTTGGGTGACGTGGATCGCGCGCGCCACGCCGTCGTAGTGCAGCCAGTAGTCGACGATCATGTCCTCAGCCGGTTTGACCTTGCTGCGCTGGACACTGAATGCCCAGCCCTTGTTGCCGAGGGCCGGCTCGTCAGACGCGACAAGCCATCCTGTCGACCGCGCCGGATCGAAGACCTTGTCCTTCAGGAACTTCTCCGTCTTGTCGATCGCGATTTCCATCGGCTTCTGGAGGGCTTCCTTGCAGAACTTCACGACGATGTCGTCGATAGACGACGACATTTCGGCCACGGTGATCAGTTTCTTGTACGAATTCGCAACCCGGGCCCCAGAGAGCGAGTCGAGGAACACGTACTTGCCGCCGCTGTTGTAGCGCTCGAACAGAACTGGGTTGATCTGGCTCTTCGCGAGCATGGACATTTCCAGGCTGTCGGGGGAGTACAGCGGTACGACGCGCGTGCGCGCGATGGGCCAGTCGACGCCCGCAATCGGGAAGTGCTTCGGGGCTAGGCCGTAAGCGTTCACCTGAGCGTTACGCGCGCAACGCAGCCCTGCTTGGTATCCCGAAAACCCGAGCATCGCTTTTCCGCCGTTTACCGGGTCGTCCGCACGCAGCGGTGCCCAGTAGAACTGGACATAGTGCGAGTCGATCGACAGCTGATCGCGGAACGTCTTGGCGGCCAGCGGTGGCAGGTTGCCCGGAATGTCGACGATGAACTGCCGGTTTGCGCGGACATTCATTGTCGCCAGCTTCGAGATCAGCGCTACTGCACGCGAACCGGCGCTGACGCAATACCCGTAGTCGAACGGCGACTTCTCCAGCGCTGCCACGACGCGGTCGTAGTCGGTATTCATGTAGGCCGAGCCACCCTCGACGAAGAGCACGATCGGCGCTTCGCCGCTCGTCACCAGCTTCTCCGTGCCGTCCGGATTCGTGCCATAGCATTCGGCGGTGGGTGGGATCTCTGCGCCGGCGGCGGCAGTCAGCTCTAGCGTGTCCAGTTGCGACGCGAGCAGCGTACCGACGAAGGCGTCTTGGCCGTAGTCGTCCACCGCTGCGGTATCGAGCGAGCCCGTCGCTTCGGCGCGCAGCGTGCCGTCGGGCTCCCGCACGCGGATCGTCACCATCTTCGTCGGGGCGGGAGTGGTGCCGTCCGCACCTACCGCCTCGATCGCATTGATCTCGATCCGAATGCCATCGCTGAAGCATTCGAGGTCGCGAAGGTAGAGCACGTAGTTGCTGCCGGTCGGCGGCTCATCGACGGCGGAAAACGAATCGCCTTCGCCCGACGTGTCGAGACGGAATACAGCGTACTTCTCGGCGGCCGCCGCCGACGTGAGGCGCGCGACGACGGCTTCGGCGGCACCATTGTTCACGGCCTCATAGATGTGAACGTACGCCTCGTTCAACTCGGAGACGACGGTAGACTCCGGCGGGCCGAGCTTCGCGCGCAGGTTGCCGCGGTTCACCAGGAACGGAATATCGCGACGCCCACGCTTGAAGCGGCCCACCGTCGACACGACCTGGTCGCTCCCGTCCGGCCCGAACCCACCAGTGTTGTCGCGCGCCGGGTTGAGCTGCACGCCCGATTCAGCGCCCAGCTGTCGGGTGTGCGGGTAGAAAGTGGTCATTGTGTTGTCCCTCGATTGGGAAAGTGCTTACTTGGAGGCCGGGTCGGGGTCTTCTTCGCCGCCGCCGCCCGCGACTTCGTCGTCGATTTCCACGATACGCAGCGCCGGCGGATCGACGTCGTTGTAGCTCCCGTTGAGCGCAAGGAGGTGCTTGCAGTCTTCGCGCATCCGCTCGAGGGATCCCTCGTCGCGAACC